CTATTTTTCTGTTTGCTGTACTGCGGTCTGCCCACTCTTTGCCCACACTTTGCCCACACTTTCGAGTGAGTAGGACTTGTGCAGGGTGACCGCAACAGCATCAAGGTCCGTGTCGAACAGGTCCGCGTAGGTGTCCAAAGTGACCTTCGCAGACTTGTGTCCGAGCATCCGCTGCAACGCCAGTACGTTGACGCCGGCCGATACCGCCAAGCTCGCCGCCGAGTGCCGCAAGTCGTGCGGAGTAATCTGCTGGACCTTGGCTCGCTTGACCGCACCGGAGAACCATCCGCCCGTCGATTTCGGCCGCGGCAGATACTTCCCATCCGGCCCCGGAAACACCAAATCGCTAGGCTCTTTGTCCGCGCACAGGGGCGATAGCTCGTCGAGGACGAAAGACGGCACCGGCACCGACCGCACCGTCCGGCCCTTCGTCTGCCCGACCGCATGCTCGACCCCGAGCTGCACGGCGTTCTCATGCACCACAAAGCGACGCTTCAAAAACTCGACATCACGAATCCGAAGCGCGATCGCCTCACCCCAGCGGAGTCCGCAGAACGCTAGGACATAGACCAAGGGTCGGTGCTCGCCAGACTCAGCGGCCAGCCGGTGCACGTCGTCAGCCGACAGATAAACGTGCCGGCGAGCGTACTTACGCGGTAGCCCTTCGATGCCCCTGGCCGGATTGGACGCAAGCCGTCTCGCCTTCACCGCATCCCCGAGAACACCGGAGAGCACTCCATGCGCGCGCAGTACCGTAGTCGCCCCGCGGCCGTCGCGAACCATGTGCGCTACCCACGCCTCGATATCAGGCACCGTGACCTTCGCGACCTGCCAGCGGCCCCACTTCGGCAAGACATGCACCCGCCAAGCCGACTCGATCATCCGATAATTCGACGGCGCGGTCGACTGTTTCTTGCGAGTCAGCCAGTCCGGCCCCAGCTCGGCAACAGTGATGCGGCCAGCGGTCTCCGGGATGAACTCGCCGGTCAACTTCTTGACCTCGACGGTGTTGGCGAACGCCTCCGCGGCCTTCTTCGTCCGGAACCCGCGCTTGTCGGTTTGACGGTTATCCGTCTTGCGGTAGCGAACGCGGTAAAGCGTTACACCCGAAGCGGTCTCGTACTTTTCAATCGTTGCCATGGTCGTCTCGCGCCTCCAGTGCGGCCACTTCCTTGGCAAGGTCCCGGCCCTCTCGGCGGGCTTCCTCGACCGCTTCCTGATACATCTGGTCGTACATCTCCCGAACTCTCCAAGCCGGCCAGGACGCATGCGCGAACTCGACCCACTGATCGTTTCCGGACAGGCCGCCGTAGGGAACTAACGGCTGCTCACCAGCAACCCAGTCCCAGACCCGTTCAGCCGTCGCGGGTTCGGCCATTGCTGTTGTCTTCACGAGCTCGTCCGTATGAGTTGCCCGCGGCATGAGAAGCGCAGCGGGTGAAACGTTAAGGGCCGCAGCAATCGCCATCAGATCGTCAACGTCAACCCGCCGCTGCCCTTCTTCGATTCGACGCACCGCGAGAGGCGTTATGTCGCGATGCAACCGCATCAGATTCTTGGACAGTTCGGTGTAGTTCAGTCCCCGGGCCGTACGTATGCGCGTGATGTTCTCCGCCACGATACGGCCGGTCTCATCCAACTCAAGCTTCTTACCTGCCACTACACAGTTCTACCTCTAAAAGATGAAACTCCACAAGAAATAGTTGCGTGTCGCGACCACACGTGATAAAGATTCAAGTGGACCTTCAAGTAATGAAGGTACGCATGAGAGAAATGGAGGTCAACTGATGGCGGAAATGTCGCTGCCGACGGTGGCTACAGCTCGTCAGTTGGCGGATTTCCTGGGCACGACTGAAGCCAGCCTCGCCCAGGATCGCTACCTACGCCGCGGTGTCCCGTACACCCGCGTCGGTCGCAGAATCCGCTACCTACGCGAGGACGTCATGAAGTACCTGCAGGCCAACCGGATCAACGGCGATGCGGCCTAGATGAACGACACCACCACCAAAAGCGAAGACCCCGGGGCTGCCACCCCAGGGCCTTCAGAACCTATCCGCAGCAAGGAACAGGAGATACCCATCATGACACAGACCAGCGACACCGACCAGACTGCCGACACCGTGGAGCGCCACGGGTGGCACGCAACCTGGTGCGATGGACAGGACGAACCGCACGACCAGCGTTGGCCCTACTGCGAACGCATCATCGGCGGCATCGACTCGGCCCTCACCGAACCGCAGTGGGATCGAGCACAAATCTGGATCTCAACTATCGCCGCATTCCTCCACGGGACGTTCACAACCGATGAAATAGAGGCGGCCGAACGCAACCGCAATGGCATCCAGCTTGACCTTCTAATCCACACCGGCGCCGGTCCCGACAACGGGTGGGAGAGCACGAGGATCAACATGCGCTCGGGGGATGCCCGCACCCTCGCCGCACTCCTTGTTGCGGCCGCCGACCTAAGCGACGGCATCACCCGCCCGGCAAGGGGGCGCAGGTAAATGATGACCGAGGAGTATTGCCGGCGTTGCGGATTCGACACCTGCACATGTGAGTTTTATGCGTCCTGGCCAACCGAACGCCAGATCGTTCGGCCCTGGCTGGGACGGCGAGCCGAATCCTTCCGATGGGGGCACCGAACCGGCCGCGCCGACTGCGCCCGCCGCCTATGGCCGCACCTCACCGCCGAAGGCCGACAACTCGCCACCGCGATCGCAGCGGAAGGAGCAGATGCCGATGACTGACGCCTTCTGGGCAGCCCGGCCGGCCCTGCAGCACACGCTTACATTGGCGCGTGCTCGCGGGGTCGGCCCCTGGGCCGTCCTCGGGTCTGTGCTGGCCCGAGCAGTTGCCACCGTCCCGCCCGAGATCATGCTGCCGGGCATCGTCGGCTCCCGGATGTCGCTCAACCTGTTCGTCGCCCTGGTGGGGCCCAGCGGCGGCGGGAAAGGAGCTGCCGAAGCCACTGCCCTGGACGGCTTCTCGTTGCCTTACGTCGAGGTTGTCCCCTTGGGTTCCGGTGAGGGCATCAACCGGACCTTCCGGCCGATCGGTACCAAGCCGGACGAACCCAACCCGGTCACCGCCGCGATCTTCTCGGCCGCGGAGATCGACACGGTAGCCGCGGTCGCCAGCCGCCAAGGCTCCACCCTCAGCTCCGAGCTACGAAAGGTCTACTCGGGGGAACAACTCGGTTTCGCGAACGCCAGTAAGGACACCAGGTCCATCGTCGCGGCCGGTTCCTATCGCGCCTGCCTGACTATCGGCGTGCAGCCGCTCCGGTCGCATACCCTGCTCGGCGCCTCGGACGGCGGACTACCCCAAAGGTTCGTCTGGTTGCCCACCAGCGATCCGGATGCACCCGACGAACCGCCACCAGATCCGGGCAAGTGGAAGGTGAGCCGACCGTCCTGGCTCCGGGCGGTTGGCAGCACCGTCGACCTCATCGTGCCCGAGGCGGCCAGCAAACAGATCCGTGCCCACCGCCTCGCCGTCCTGCGGGAAGATGCACACGTCGATCCGCTCGACGGCCACCTGTTGTTGACCAGGTTGAAAGTCGCTGCCGCGCTCATGGCGTTGGACGGCAGGACAGTCGTCAGCACCGAGGACTGGTCACTCGCCGGGTACGTGATGGACGTCAGCACGTACACCCGCGACCGATGCCAACGTGCGCTGCTCGAACAGACTCGGAGCACCAACACGGCCCGCGCACTGGCCGCCGCAGACCGAGAAGAGATCATCTCCGACCGCAAGCTGCAACGGTGCAAAGAAGGCATCACCCGCGCTCTGATCCGTCTCGGTGACCGGCCGATTCCACACAACCAGCTAAGACGAAACCTCAAATCAGACGTCCGCGACTACTTCGACGCAGCCATCACCGAACTGACGAGCGAAGGACACATAACCGCACGTCGAACGCCTAAAGGGATTGTCTATCTAGGTCCACCCGTGGACCATCGGTCCACCCCAACTGACCTGCACAAACATGGGGTGGACCACAAGGTCCACGTGGACCAACAACGACCCCCTCGACGCAACCGAACCCGCGGCAAGTATCGCGACCCACAGCAAACAGGAGAAGCCACCGCATGACCAACGAAGACGAACTCGCAGCATCACTCCGATCCACCCTCGTGGTCGGCATGGCCGAGGCCGCAGGCATCCGCTTAGCCCCCAACGGAGAAGGCGGACTCGTCGCTGCACTTGATGTCGACAGCGAAGATGGCAAGTGGCGCTTCGTCCTACCGCGCCGAGTCTGCATGGATCTACTCAGCCAGTGCGCAGCCATCGCCGCAATGACACCCGACCAGGCCCACGCACTCGCAGCGCAGATGCATCAGCAGTACCTCGACGGCCAAGCAGAGGCCAGCGAGTGACCCTCAAGCCTTGCGTCGTCTGCGGTCAGCCGTCAGCAAAGCCACGGTGCCAATCGCATCGACCGAAGGACCGCAAACCACCACGCCAACAACGCGGCTACGACGCACAGTGGCAAGAGCTCAGCCGACGTGCTCGACGCCTTCAACCATGGTGCACCGACTGCGGCTCCACCGAGGACTTGCAGCTCGACCACCTACCGAGCGCATGGGAACGCAAAGCCGCCGGCAAGACCATCCGCCTCGGCACAGACACCGAAGTCGTCTGCGGCTCATGCAACCGAGGTCGCGGCAAGGCTAGGGGAGGAGACCCCAACCACCGACGCCAGCACCCCCACGCCAAGGCAGAGTCTCGGTTACTCACCCGGCGGGCTAATGATCCTGCCCAGTTGCGCGAAGGTTTCTGCCGCGGGGATGCCCATTTCCTTGGCTCGGAGCTGCGCCAGATATTGAGCAATGCTGCCCATAGCCGAGAAGAGCCGGGTCATCTCGTCTCTCAGGTCCTCTGCTTCTTCAAGGATCGGGTGCATATAGGCGTCCGCGGTATCGGGGGCCACGGTTCGGGCGTTCAGGTAGCCCAACGCCTTTCGATGGTCTTCGTAGTCTTGCGGTCCCCACTCTCGAATATCTGCCACCTAGCGATGGTCGCATGAGAGCAGGACCGAAGGGCGCAGTCACGGTCGAGCCTTTGTCGTTTGAGCGGTGGCCGTCGTCGCGCGCGAAGCGTCGAGAGCGGTTCATCGGCGAGTATCTGGTCACGCCGAAGGGAGTCGGGGCCCGGCAGCCGTTCAAACTGCGCCCGTTCCAGCGCGAGATCGTGGCGGGAGCGTTCGCGCCTGGTATCCGCGCCGCGCTGGTGTCACTGCCTCGTGGTAACGGCAAGAGCGCGCTGGCCGCCGCGCTGGCACTGGCTGAGATGTTCGTCGGCCCCGACTCGGCCGAAGTGCTCTGTGTTGCCTCGGATATGCGCCAGGCCATGATCGTCCTGCGGATGGCGCGCCGCATGGTCGAGCTGAACCCGATTCTCGCGGAGCGAGTCCAGGTATACGCCGACCGGCTGTACCTGCCGGAGAACGACGCGACCATGCTGCCCTTGCCGGCCGAACCGGGCGCACTGCACGGACACGACCCGAGCCTGCTGGTGGTCGACGAGCTGCACGTCGTCACCCAGGAAGTCTGGGAAGCCGTGACATCGGTGTCGGGTAAGCGCCCGGAGTCGCTGACGTTGGCGATCTCGACGCCCGCGGCGTCGCCGGATTCGGTGATGTGGCAACTCGTCGAGCACGGCCGCCGCGGTGACGACCCCGCGTTCTACTTCCGCGAATACGCAGCCCCGGAGGGATGCGACGTCGCCGACCGCGAGGCGTGGCGGATCGCTAACCCGGCGCTGGCCTGCCGTAACCCGTTCCTATCCGAAGACGGCCTCGAAGCGGTGCGCCGGACCATCTCCGAAGCCCGATTCAGGCAACTGCGACTCGGCCAGTGGGTGACGGGCGTGGAGGCGTGGCTTCCGTGGGGAGCCTGGGACACCTGCGCCACCGAGCGGGTAGTGCAGCCCCGCGAGCGTGTCGTCCTGGCGTTCGACGGCAGTGCGAGCGGTGACAGTACGGCCCTGGTGGGCTGCACGCTCGACGGGCATCTGTGGGTGGAGGGGCTGTGGGAGAATCCCGGAGACCCGCGCTGGCGTGTCCCGCGCGAGAACGTCTCCACGGCAGTCGATATCGCATTCACGAAGTACGACGTCGCCGAGCTGGCATGCGACCCGTGGGGCTGGCGTTCGGAAATCGAAGCCTGGGCCAAACGCTACGGCGAAGGGCGTGTCCTCGAATGGAACACAGCCCATGCCCAGCGGATGGCCCCGGCCACCGACCGGCTGTATCAAGCCGTCACCGAAAAGACTGTCTCCCATGACGGGGATGCCCGTTTGGCTATGCACGTCGCGCACTGTGTCGCCAAGCGAACCCCGATGGGCGATCTGGTGTCGAAAGACAAGCGGGGATCGCCTCGCAAGATCGACGCCGCCGTGGCCGCGATCGTTGCGTTTGACCGCGCCGCCTGGCATCAACAACGAAACCGCAAGAGAACAAGGAGTTTTGCATCGTGACGACCGACAACCCGCTCTTGACCGAGCTGCTACAGAGGCTCGACGAGCCCGCCCACCATTACGCCGAACTAGACCGCTACTACGAAGGCCGCCAGCCGCTGGCGTTCCTAGCGCCTGAGGCCAGCGTCGCTCTGGGCCAACGCTTCGGCCGCATGGCTACGAACCTTTGCAAGTTGGCGGTGACGTCGCTTGCTGAACGGCTTCGCGTGACGGGATTCAGCGGGGACGCCGCCGACATCTGGCCCGACTGGATCCACAACGACCTCGACCAACTCTCTGGTGTCGCACACCGCGACGCCCTGCTGCTCGGTGACAGCTTCGTGATCGTGTGGGCGGATCGGTTCGGCCGGCCCAGCGCCACGGTCGAATCCGCCAAGCAAGTCACAGTGCGCCGCGACCCCGGCACCCGCCAGATCACCGCCGCAGTCAAACGGTGGGAAGACCACCAGCGCAAGACCACCGAGGCGGTCCTCTACGAACCCGACCAGATCACCCGTTACCGCGCCAACCAAACCGGACCGACCACCGTGGGATTCACAGCCGTCGATACCATCGCCAACCCGCTCGGTGTCGTCCCCGTCGTCGGACTGCGCAACAGCGACCGAATCCTCGGCCACCACCACCATCACCACCGCGGCGTCTCCGAGATCGAGGACCTCAAGCCCTTGGTTGACGCGCTGAACAAAATCCTCGCAGACATGATGGTCACCTCCGAATACGTTGGCCGCCCGCGCCGTTGGGCCACTGGAATCGAACTCACCGAGGAACCGGTCCTCGACGAGAACGGAGACCCGGTCCTCGACAACGATGGCCAGCCGGTCATGGTGGAGACCAACCCGATCCCAGAAGGCTCGCGGGCGATGATCAGCGAGTCCGACAACGCGAAGTTCGGGCAGCTCGAGGCCGCGAACCTCTCCGGGTATGAGGCGTCTGTGCGAATTCTGTTGGCGCAGATCATGGCTGTGTCAACTCTTCCCGGGCACTATGTCGGCATCCTGACCGATAACCCGGCATCGGCGGATGCCCTAAGAGCGGCTGAGGCCAGCCTCACGGCACGGGCTGAAGCCAGGCAGGCCACGTTCGGCCGGTCCTGGGAGCAGGTCGCCCGCCTCATGGTGGCCGTCCGCGACGGGCGCGATCCCGAGCAGGTCGAGGCGCGGGTGCAGTGGGCCGACGCCGCCACCCGCTCGGTAGCCCAAGAGGCCGACGCCGTGGTCAAGCTGTACCAGGCCGGTCTGCTGCCGGCATCGTATGCGCTGGCGAAGTTGGGATACTCCGATGACGAGATCGCCGAGATCCGCACCGCGCGGCGCGCCGAATCACTCGACACCGCTGGCATCAGCCTCGCCCCCAGGCCCGCGGCATGACCGGCGTCGAGCAACACCAAAAAAGCACGGAGGCACTAGCCGCCGCAACCGCTTCGCAGGCGTCGGCCGTGTACGCCGCATACCAAGCTGGACGCCTGACCCGTGATCAAGCCGTCTCGCTGATCGCCTCGGTAGTCAACACCGCCAACGCCGCAGCGGTATCACTCGCGGATGCCGGATTGTCGGTGCAGATCGAACACGCCACCGGCCTCCCTGCCCCCGCGACTGGCATCACGCCGACCGACGACGCCGAACGGCTCCACAAAGCCGTGGACACCATCCTCGATGAGGAGCAGCCCAACACCGAGCTGCCAGACAACACACAGATGCGGATTGAACGGCTCGCCCGCTCCGAACCGCTGGAAGCCGCCCAAATCGCCACCATCGACGCCATACAACAGCAGCCCCTCGTCGAGGGCTGGACGCGGCAGATGGACGCCGACCCCTGCCAACTGTGCCGATGGTGGTGGCGCGAAGGCCGCATCTGGCCCAAAGAACATCCCTTCCAGTCACACAAGGGATGCAATTGCACACCGAAAGTTGTGCTCGCCGAGCACATCGAATCAACCGTCTACACAAGGAGATTGAAGCGAAATGAGCAGTCCAGAACAACCAATTGACGAGACCATCGAGGAACCAACCCCCGAGGATTACCAGGCCGTAGTGCGCGCCATGCAGGCCGACGGACACAACATCGACGACCCCCAAACTGTTCACGACGGTGAACAATCCGAGCCGGAGCCCGAAACGTTCCCCCGGTCGTACGTCGAGGACCTGCGCCAGGAGAACGGCAAATACCGGCAACGCGCGCAGCAAGCCGACGCCTACGCGCAGCGTCTACACACGGAACTCGTGCGAGCAACCGGCCGCCTGGCCGACCCAACAGACTTGCCGTTCGACGCCGAGCACCTGGACGACCCAGACAAACTGTCCAACGCGTTGGATGATCTACTCGCCAGCAAGCCGCACCTGGCCAGCCGCCGGCCGACCGGGGACATCGGCCAAGGCGACCGCGGACCGGCGTCGGGAGCATTCAGCCTGCTCGGCATGCTCAAAGAACGGACCTAAACCCGCTAGACTGCAACTGAAACGGGCCTGGTGCCCACCCCTCGATTGACGTCCTGGCGACGTGTCGACTGACATCCCGACACATGTAAGGACGTTTCATCGTGGCCATTGAAGTCACCAGCGATAACTCGACACTCATCCAGTCGCAGGTCGCCAGCCTGCTCGTCCAGCCCCTCGAACAGGTCAGCACATTCCTCGCCGCCGGCCCCGTGGTGCTCGACAGCTCGAGCCCGGTCCGCGTGCCCCGCATCGTCAACGGCGTCACCGCCGGATTCGTCGCCGAAGGCGCACAGATCAGCGACGGTGACGTGGCGTTCGACGAAGTCACCTTGCTGCCAAGCACTCTGAAGGGCCTCAAGGTTCTGGTGAAGCTCTCCAACGAGCTGATCCGCACCTCCGTCGTCGGCCTCGAAGCGGTGCTGCGCACCCGCCTGGTCACCGACGTCGCCAACGCGCTCGACGCCGCCCTGTGGGACGGCACCGGCTCGTCGAACACCATCAAGGGCATCCTGCGGCAGACTGGCATCGCGACCGGCACCCTCGATTTGACCGACCCCGACTCCCTGATCGACGGCCTCGCCACCGCACAGGGCAACAAGGTCAACCCCACCCACTGGGTGATGACCAGTGCGAGTTTCGCCGCGATCCGCAAGATCAAGGTCGGCACCGGCGACGCCCGCTACGTCATCGACCCGAACACCATCCAGAACGGCACCGAGCTACGGCTGCTCGGCCTGCCCGTCATCGTCACCGACAACATCGCCAACACCGGCACCGCGCCCGGCAAGGCCCGCGTCGCGCTGGTGGACTTCTCCAAGGTCGTCGTCGCCCGTGACATCAACGCCGAAGTGAAGATCCTCGACCAAACCTGGGGCGACTACGACTCCATCGGTATCCGCGTCGTCTCCCGGTGGGACACCGCACTGCTGCAGTCCGCGGCCGTCACGCTGCTGACCGAGGCCTAA